CTCCAATGGCGCGCGAACGAAATCATCAGCGATTTTCAGGAAGTGCCTCTTGAGAAAGGTCTCGTCGAAGATAGAAGCAAGGACTTGGGGAATGGGAGCGCCCTTCACGGTACCTGTGTACCCGATAGAATAAGATTCGAGGCACTGCGCGAAAACAGACGCATTGAACCAGGTGACGGACTCACAAATGCCCATTACGTGGTCGTCCCCATACGTCAGCAAAGTGACCATCCGGCTAAACCTGGCTAGGCTATGAAGTACGTTCGCCTTTGTGTACTCCAGCCTAGCCTGCCGGATGTCAGCAATGACCCACCCCGCGCGAGCGTTGAGGGAGTTATTCAAGCCATTTATGACCGTGGTGAGGCTGTGCCCAGAAGCCAATAGACCACACAGCAGGATGAGCGTCCCAAAGAAATTGACGTAAAACGCTACTGAGTCATGCGCAATCCCCCACATCATGCGCTCGTCCCTAGCAGTAAAACTGGTGGAGAAGTGCATGTTCAAATGGATCAAAATGGCAAAGCACAGCATAAGCGAGTGCATCATGTACGCAGCAAGGTCATAAGCTATGTAGTCGCCAGCGAGAATGCGCAGCGTGCCGAATTTTGTGAGGTGGTCGAACACTCGCTGCCAGTCCCTCCCCTGAGCATTGACGCCCCACGCCGTCTCAAACTCAAACGCATGCGTCTGAATGAGGGCGGTAAGGGAGCCGAAGTATCTGCGGACGAGGAACAAGAAAGCAAACGGGGCAAAGAAAATGGCCCTCGTCTTATTCGCTGCCCTCTTCGCAAGAGACACGAGTTCGCACTTCCACGTCATCGTCCAAAGAGAGCCGGAGGTGACCCCCTGGTCATACTTGGCTTCGATATCGTCGACCTCACCCATAACTCCGGCATTGGGGAGGACCCTGTTGTCAAAGGGGTCGTCGGTGTAGGGGATGCACAACTCACGCTTAGGGCCAAAGGTGTGGGCCCCGGCGCTTTTTGAGCGATCGATACCAGGAAGTCTCGACCCTGGAATGCCATTCATGTTGTCCACGTCGTCGAGGACCCCACAGGTGGCGATACCACGCTCGCCAATGCGCTCCTTGATATCACTCATCATAGATTCGGCACACAGGGTGAGAAGCTCATCGCATCCGCAGAAGTTGTTCCTCATACGTTTAAGAACTTCCCTCTGCGGCCGGTACCCCTCCATGATGGGCGCATCATGCTTCGGGGTGAAGCCGACCGAAGCCATGTAAGGTGCCAAGGGCGACTCGCGAACGGTGGCGTTACGCTCCATGCTAGCGATACGCACAATGTCGCCGCTGGGCGACACCGCGCTCAGACCGCCGAGGACACTGTAGGGGCCGTCGATTCCGTCACCGTGCTCATGCATGAACACACTCCGCGGGTGAAGAGGGGTGCACACGACCGCCTCTTTTGGCACAAACGTGCCATCGTCCTGCTGCACGGGTGTTCTCGTGTTGAGGTCCCCCACGGAGTACGGCTGGTAATTGACGAGACCCTTCGTGAGCCCTCGGATCCCACGCAAAGGCCGCACCAACTCCAATATCTCGTCGTGTGTCACAGTCGTAGCGAGCCCTTTGCGGCCGCTGGCGCATCCAGCAGTGTGCGTGCCCACAATGACCGGAACGTTGCCAGAACCATAAACCATAAGGGGAAGACCACACTCGCCGTCAGCAAGGTTGTCGCCGACCTTGGACATGGTGCCGTAAAACTCAGCTGGAAGGACGTAAAACCCGTTAATATTCGGGGGTCTTGGGCCCCGCTTAACGACGACATCGGTCTTACCATCCACAGCACGAAGGTAAAACCCGTCTCCCATCACGATGTCGTTATCGGTAAAGACCGAATTCCTGGCACCGACGAGCTCCTGGAAGAAGCGCGATCTGCACCTGAAGCACGCGATGTCCTTGTCATTGTGGAACACGACGTCACCCTGCGGTATTTCGATGACGTGGTCATTAAAGGCTGTTCCGGCGCCATACGACCTCATGGTCAGCTTGTACACCTCGGTGAAATTGCCTTTCGTGCCCTCAGAGAGGCGCAACTTACCATCGGCCATACGGAATAGGTGCGAGTTGGTCATGACAACATCATCCTGGATGCCAACGCCAAATAGCGAGCACGCTTTGTGCACTCCGTCCAGATCAAACGTCAACTCGAGGTGGACAATATTGCGGCGAACCCTGGCCATTATGCTCTCGCAACCAACGACGCCCCTAGAGGTGTCGGAAATCTTGCTCTTGGCGGGTTGGGACCTTTGAACAATCCAGGGGTTGGGAGGGTGGTCGGTTTTCATGTTCGGGTGATTATCGCCGTTCAACTCATACTCCGTCTTCTTAAACATCTTATAGACAGTGTATATAGTACCAACGGTAACGGCGGTGTACAAGGCGGTGACGAGGTACGGTTTGGTGCGATCGAATGTGCGACCAAAATGTGCAAAGTACGTCACAGGAGAGACGAGACCGG